ATCTACCATCATTATTAGGATAAAATATTACTCTACTATCTTTAATACCATTCTCCCATTGAAAACTACCTTTTGTTACTGAAGCAACATTGTGCATTTCCTCATTGTAATCAACTTGTTCGTATATCTTTACTAAGTTAAATAAAGATTCTTTTGTTTCATCTCTGAAAGCATGTTTCTCAGTACGAGGAAACTGCCTGTAAAATTCGTTTAATCCGTCTTGATCTTGTTTGAGTCCTTCAACTTCGTTTTCCCAGTGCTCGATAACTCCGAGGTCAATTGCTGCTCCATCGATTCCAGTGACTTCAGTTTTTGGCGTATCGAAGACAGGTAGTCCATAAGTATCAATGTATCCTTCGTAGGACCATTCCATAGGGATGAATAAACTATAGAGTCCCGAGCTTGTTTGACCATTCTTATTTCTTCTCGTAACGCTTGAATCATAATATAATTTCTTAAAATTGTTTCCACCTTTGTCTAAAGCATTTGATGTTGATCCCATCATACACTTACCAATAATTCTACTACCTAATCTTAGTGTAGTTTTTGTAACTCTCCAGTTATTTAATATGTTATCAGGTCGCTCCCATTTACCACTTTCATCGTGTGCTAGTATCTTTAGCTTTTCACCATCATAAGAGTTGTCACCTGTATTCTTCCAATCAATAGTTGTATCAAGACCAACAATATCTGATAGCTTGACATTATCATCAAGTTTTCTTCTAGTTAGTTTAGAAGCTGGTACCCTGTAGGCGAGCTCTGTTTTAGGACGATCCATACCATCTTGGATCGGCTTGAAGAAAAACGGATAGTTAAGAGATATGGGTACGACTTTATCCGTAAACATCTTCTTGGCATCAGCCCCAGTTTTTGATAAGATCCCAAATCTTGAATCTGACGACATTGTGGCGGCGTTAACGAGCTCTGCTGAAGCCATGAACGAAAACCCAGATCGTCTGTTTTTAAGATAGCACATCCCATAACATCTGCTATCAGCTTTACATGCTTCCCAGAAGTAGAAAAATAACTTATTCGATTCCCTGTAGTCGGCAGCACCCACGTCGATTTTTGACCATTGCAAATACATGTAGTGAGTCCCAGTGATATAATTAGGAACACCCTTGTTATAATAAAAGTAACCTTTCTCACGACGTTCAAATTCTTTATCGATATAGTCATACCATTTTTCTTTAAAATCTGTAGGGTATTCTTCCCAGTCAAAGACACTTTTTATTTTAGCTAGTTCTTTTGGGTATTCTTGTTTTTCCCAGTATTGTTCCTTTTTATCTTCGCTTCGTTTAAAGCATTCAGAGACTGCTGGTATAGCAATCTTGAGATCTTGTATTTCGTAGATGTCTCCAATAGTTCCGTCTCTGCTTATGATTACTATATCGTATTCTTTATTATATCCATACTCCCACTTTTTATACCTATTATTTTTCTTAAGTATCTTAGGGTTGATATAATCTTTTAGTACTTTATATAATGTTTGTTCGTACATCACTTACTTCTCCCTTCTGCAAAACCTTTAAAAGCTTTTTCTTCCTTTTTTACTTCTTTAGGTTTATCCTCTAACATATCTTTTTCATTCTCGATGCGAGTTAATATTTCAAATGCATCGAAAATAGCTAATTTCTTTGTCGCTGCTGCGTTCTTTAATCTATCTGCTGATATATCATCTTCTGAGTCTACAATAGGTTCTCTAGCTATCTTAATTAACTCTTCAACTGCTCTGTGCCCAGCTTGGATTATATTTAACTTTGTCTCCTTGATCGTCATGTGTTAAGGCTATATCATTTGATTTCATACAATATAAACGTTCATCACCGACTACAAACTCAAATTCAGAGTTGGGTGTAAACGTTATTAAGGTTCCAGGAGTGATTCCTAGCGCTTCTAAGGACTTATTGCTATATTTTATTATACCAAGAAGTGGAACTTCTTTAAGTGTACTAAACTGATCTATAGAAGCAACTGGATGTACAAAGCAATAGTTTAAGTTGCATATCCAATTATCGTTTCGGTTATAAAGGTATATTTGTTCTATATCACAAAAGAATAAATCATCTTTAAAAAATGATGCAGAGTTCTTCTCTCTACCTTTCATGTCGTAGAATCTACGAAATACGTTATGGTGAATGATTACCTCATCACCTACTTTGATCTCTGTTTTGTACGCTTTTGGAACAGCTATGACAATTGCTTTTTTACTAACACTTTGAAATGTTTCTATTCTAGTATTAGTTACAAGGCTTTTGTCACCTATCTTTTTTTCATTATCGTAACGTTCACCTTTAGGTTGTACAATAAATCTGTATAAGCTTTCCATTAGTACTGAAGATCATACTCAACTGATATTGCCATATTAGAGTTAAACTTTTTCCAAGGCAATACTTCGTCTTCTTTAGTTATGAATATATTGTAAGAATTATCTTTTTCTTCAAACAGTATATTAGAAATACTATGCCCGCCGTAGACCGATTGGCCTACAGCATAATGCATAGCTTCATTTTTATAATCTGCTCCAATACTTATTTTACGAATAATATTAGACATCAGCTAGTTCTTCTTCCTTGATTTCAGTGTAAGTACCATCTTCTAAGTTAATGTTTACTGCACCGTACTCTTCTTCAAGTTCTTTTTTAAAACCTTCAATGTTTTCATTTACTCCTGCTAGTTCATGAAGTAACCCATGTTTATTAGCTTCTAAGTAACCTACTTCATTTAATATTTTATTAACTGCTGCTTGTTGCTCTTGTATCTTCTTTAATTGTTCTTCTTTAATCTTCATTTAATTTAATTTAATTTTTGTTTAGTTTACTCAGTTGGTGGATTTGGATCCGACCATTCTGGAGTTGCCATCAGTGCTAGCGCTTCTTCGTGGTTCAATGTACTTACCGGTACTAAAGAACCATTAGTGATAAAACTAGGTTCAACTTGGTAAGACAGTAAACCTTGAGTATTAGCTAAGTTTCTTCTCATTGTTTGAGCCGAAGACTGATTTACTTGACTGAACAAAACAGCGTTTGAATCAGACAAATTTATTACTGCATAAGTTGTTGCCATTGTTTAATTGTTATTTGTTAATTACTTGTTATTTATATATTTACTTGTTTAATTTCTTTTTTACGCTGGTACATCTTCAACTCTATCTGCTGAGTTCATATTTATTGAAAAAGCATTTTTAGATGAGTTAGGTGCATTACCTTTTAAGTTTGCAGGAATATCCATACTTGTAGCTATTCCATTTGCTGTAGAACCTGGACCATCACCTACTAGTTCAGTTCCAGCCATGTTAGCGCTAGTTCCATTGTTTCCAGTACTACCTAAGTCTGGACATATCCAATTTGTTCCATCATAATAGCTATCACCTGATAAACTCCACCAAGATACTGGAGATAAACTAGAAATATCATTTGGAACACCACCATTATAAATTGTTAGTATTTGATCTTCAGTTAAAACTGAATTATATAATGATACATTGCTTATTTTTCCAGTTATAGTTTGAGAGCCAGTTTGGTTTTCCCCGTTTGTTGCTATATTTCTAACATATGTTGGAGCTGTAGCGTCTAAATCTGTATATGAAGTTGAAGTGTCAGCTCCGTTTAAATATAAATTTAAGTTTGCTCCATCTCTTACAATAACCGCGTGAAACCAATCACTACTATTCATTGGAGAACTACCATAAATAAATGTTTTTGGAGTTGCGCTATTTGATTGATAAAATGCAAGATATGTTCCAGCAGATAAAAATATTGTTTGATAATTAGAAGGAAGCCCTCCTTCTGCAAAACTTCTACCACCAACTACACTACCATTTCTTCCTGAGGTTGCTCCTGAATACCAAAACGAAATACTACAAGATGTACCTAAATCAATTGCAGAACCTGTCAAAATATAATCGTCAGTTCCATCAAACACCATACTATAACTACTATACGGAATACTACGAGTTAAATCAGAGTTAACTAAATTTGCTGTAGTCATACCTGAGCTAATACCGTTTAACCTTGTAACTAAAGAGTCAATTAAATTTGATTCAACCATACCATAACTAGTTCCAGTATTACCTTCACCACTTGAATCTGTAATACTCCAATTGCTTCCATTCCAAGCGCTATTATTACTGTCCATTTTCCACCAGGCTTTTAAACTACCTGATTGTGGTATGTTAGATTGTAAAGGAGTACCGTTGTTGTAAACATCTATAACTTCAGAAAGGGTTAAACTTTCATTCCATATTTGAAGATTACTTAATTTACCTACAAGTGCGGATCTTGATGAAGGGTTGCTTAAGGTTGGATTTCTAGCTCCTATACGGGTTCCTAATCCATTTGCTATAATAGAACTTGGTACATTATTACTGAAAGAATTAAATGCTTTATAAACCCCATTTGAATAAAATTTTAATCTACCTGCATTTTGAATCGCGATATCTGCGTCTGTAAATGTTCCATCATAAACGATAGTTATAGAAT